GAGGGTTCGAATCCCTTCCTTTCTGCATAGGTAAGATATTAAAAATCAATATCTTACCTTTTTTATTGGGTGGTTTTTATCGTTTATTTATCATTAGAATATCATTGGTAAAATAGGTATAAAATAAGATAAAATAGGAAAAAAGTTCAAATAAAGTTCAAACAGAATTCAAATGAAAATCAGTCTAAAACTCGATACCAACAAAAACAAAAAAGAAGGCTTCCCACTTGTGTTGTCTATATATGTCAGTAAGACCGACAGGCTTTATCGTTTTTCAGGTTTTTTCTCCACTCTTGAAAATTGGGACTTAAAAAAAGAAGAGCCTAAAAAATCACATCCGTTATACATCGGTATAATGAGTTACATTTTAGAAACAAAACAAAAGATAAATGATTTACTCAACCAGCGCCAAAAGATGACTGCCCAGCAAATCTTTGAGCATCTCAACGGCAAGGATGATGACTTTTACAGCTTTTGGAAAAGTAGAGTAGAGGAATTAAAGAGTACAGGACAAGACGGCAATGCTTTATTTTATGAGGTAAACCTGAAAATACTGAAATCCTACAAGAAAGATTTAAAGTTTTCTGAAATAGACTATAATTTCCTCACAAAATTCAAACTTGATAAAAAGAAAACCTGCAATAACGGAGGAATAAACACTTATCTAAAAGCAATGAGGGCAATATACAACGAGGGAGTAAAACGAGGAATTTATACACCTAACACCCACATAAGCCCATTTACTAATATAATGGAAAAAGCCACCATTACAAAAGACAAAAACTTAACACTTGATGAGGTTAGGTTAATAGTAAAACAAGAGCAGAAGCATAGGTTTTATGACTATTTTATATTAATGTTCTTGCTTGGGGGAGTTGATTTTGTGGATATAACCAATTTAAAAAAAGAACATATAAGACAAGGGAGAGTAAAGTTTGTAAGGTTTAAAGGAGGAACAAATGAGATTATAGACAATAAGATATTCCCAGAAGCAGAAGAAATATTGAATAAATACCAATCAGAAAGTGAGTATCTATTGCCTATTCATCAGTATTCTTACAAACCTTATAGAGATAAGTTTACTCGTGAATTTAGAAAATGGATTGAAGAAATAGGCGTGACTTCTTATTTTTCCTCCAAATCTGCACGATATACCTTTATCAATATCGGCAAGGAATTGCTGTTAAATCGTGATGTTTTAATGGAACTCACGGGACACGCAAGAGGCGATGTTCACTCTATCTATGAGGGCAAATTCCCTAATCATATAAAAGATGAGGTTCACAGAAAGATAATAGATGCTGTTTTTTCTGATGATTAAAAGTTGTAATCAAAACCACTTGTGAACAATTTATAACGGAATGTTGTAAACAAAAAAGCGTGAAAACTCACGCGTTTTTATTCTCCCTGTGTCAAAATTTATTAGCAAATTTAGCCAATATTGCTCCTCCTACTCCAGACACGAATATACTTTTTAAATTCATTACCTCCTCATGTTCTAACCACCTACAATGTTTTGGAAGAATTAAATGTAATACAATAACTATAGCAATTGTACATGCACATAAAGCCAGTCCATACAGCATACTAATTGTAATAAAGTGAATGTGTTTTTTTTCTTTACTTTTGTAATCTGGTTTTTGAACCTTTTCTCCTTTATCAGATAGGTGCTCATTAGATAAGTCAGGTACTTCTATTTGTGAAATCTTGGTTATTATTTTATCTAACCCATTATCCTCTTTACTCATCTATACTCAATAAAGTTTTATAATGTTCTTTAATAAGGTCTTCCGTTATCTCCGACTCATATTTATTAACCGTTATATCCCACGGAGTTTTTTTTTGGTGTGTCAAATTAGATAATTGAATACCATCATATTTACCATATTTAGTATATACAGCATCTAACAACTTTTTTGTATCCTCATCTCTTTCTAACCTCTGTACATCATCATAAAAAACACTTATTGTGTCTAAATCATTGGTTTTTAATCTAAAGTAAAGTTCTGGAATTACTGGTCCGTATTGCCACGCTTGTACTTTTTCTTTTATTAAAGGAGTATTAAAAATAGCTAAATTAAAACCATGTGATATGTATACAAGTTTTAAAACTTTCATTATATCACTTCTCATATTTTTATCTTTTTGGATAAAATATTCAGCTATTACAGAAGATGGATATTTTGTTTTCATTGGCTTAATGCTTTTATAGTTCCCTTTAATATAGCAAAGATATTTCTTTATCTCTAAAAATACAAGACTAACATCTTCGTTTTAAGTGTTGTTTTTATAAAACATTCTGTAAAACACTTTGAAATATAGAGTTTTCCGAAAATGTTAAATTTTTATAAAAATCTTATTTAGGAAAAAAAGCAACACCCATAAAGATGTTGCTTACAATAATGAAAAATAAACCAAAAATAGCATTTTACCCACTACAATTATAGAATATTTTCTTTACTTGGCAAACTTTTCATTCCACTTTTTCAAATCTGCCATTCTGTTCATCCAGCCTTTCAGAAAGACCTTTTGTGTAGGGTTGCTTCTTACGATTCTATGCAGGAAATCCTCCCTTTCCTTATAGAGCCTTTGCAAGAAGTCTTTTGGTACATTATTCAGCGTATCTATGGTCTTTGCTCCTACCACACCATCAGTCGTTACTCCCAGCATTCTTTGAGGTATTTTAATGCCGTGAACACCACTTCCCCAAACCCAATCGACAAGAGTGTTTGCTATCGCTTGGCTCTTAATCTCATCGGCTTTCCATCTGTCCCAAAACAGCTTTTTTATTACAATATCCCAATCCGCATCGCTCATCTCCAAAAACCGCATATCTTTATCTGAACCAAATACTGAACGCCACACAGCATAGGTTATGCCTTTGTTCGTATGGTAACCAGTCTTTCCTTTATAAGGCGTAGGACATTTTACCCTGCTCGCTGTATCGTTTGCATCCCTTGATAATCCTCCTTCCCATTTTAGAATAAATGGTCTCAAACTTCTTATATCCGCCATATCATTTAAATTTATCAATTACCTTTTCCAGCCTTTCCCAAAGGAACATTCCCACAATAATCAGAATTAAATATATGATCCAACTTTCTGCTCGTTCTGATTGCTTCTCTTCCTTTGTCTGCTTGTGCTGTTCTTTTGCCTGCTTCTGCTCCTGCTTTTCTACTTCTACTCTTACTTGCTCTATTATCTTTACCACAGAGTCTTTTGCTTGTTTTTTGTCCTTGAAATAGACTTCTCCGTTAGCGCTGCCCTCTACAACATTGCCATTGTATAGGAATCTAAACTGCACAGGCTCGCTGCCGATTGGTTTTATCGCAAAATCCAAAGACTTCGTAAGTGTTTGGATATTAGCCGTTTCCTCGGTTTTCGTTTCCGAAACAGAATCCGTTTTTACCGATTCTTTGATTTCGGTCTTATGCTCTTCTTTTTCCTCGTATTTCCTTACTTTCCTCGCTCCACATCCCAACAGCAACAAAAACATAGCAAACCCAAACAAGGGAATACTATTCCCCAAAGGCATCACAGCCATCATCACCTCCCTCACTTCCTTCACTTTCTTCAAAGACATCACATCTTTTATCACTTTCCCCAAAGACATCATAACTTTTATCACTTTTTGTTTTTTCCTTTAAACTTTCCAAATCGCCAGTCTTCTCAAAATTCTTTATCTTCTTTAAAAGCCCACTCGGAGGGAATGCTCCGTTTGTCACTTTGGACATATTCACCAAAGCAGAGCCAAGAGGATAAAGCAATACCATCAATTTTATCATCACTTTGAAATAAACATCCAAGAACTCCACTTCATCCAATGCATCATGCATAATTAACAGCATAGAATACCCTGATAGGATAACTGTTAGTTTTTTCAACAGCCCTAAAAGATTAGCCTTAAAAGTGAAATCCTTATCTACAAAGTAATGCAGGTAAGTCCCAAGAATATGGTCTACCATCAGCACAAATAACACGCCATAGAGGAAAGACAAGTCTGTGGTGTAAAGCCCTGAAAAATACTCAAACACCGAAACTGCCACCGCAGGAAGCATACACAATTTGAACGAAGCATTTATCTTCACAAAAAGCCCTCCTCTGTACAGCAACACCAAATTATTCAATATAAACTCCCTAATATTCATCATCATTTAAATTCTTTAATACTCTTTTTACAATGCTCTTTTTCTATCATATCTAAAATACACGCTAAAATTCTTCCTGTCCTTGTCAGTGTGCCGTTTCGCTGATTCTTACCAAGCGCTGAACTTATCGTTTCCTCAAAGTTTCCGAACTCGTAACCTCCCTTTTTCTTTAAAGTTAAATTGAAAAGAGTTCTGAACTCAAAGTTTCCGAACCTGTCCAGATTGACTGCCGAACTCTTGAAATAGCCTAAATCCTTGAATTTGAAAGCCACAGCCAAGAAGTTTAACAGCGACAAAGGAAGAAACAGCAACCACGCCAAAAGGAACAGAAATAGCCCACCTATAAACTTGCCTATGTTTTTCATAACTTATCTAATTCTTCGTTTTTAGTCCTTACAAAATCAGCCAAATACCCTTGGATTAACTGCAACAGCGTGGCTCTGTTATTCTTCATCAGCCAAAGCATATACTTGTAACTACTGACTTTTATCGGCTGTGTTTCTGCCGTAGGATTACCCTCTTCATCTTTCACTGGAACATTGATAAGTTCGTTCTTCGTTCCTCGCAGATAACTCCAAGTGTCTTTATATACCACCCATTCAGGCGCAGGTAGTTGGATATTGATTTCCTCGCCTGTATCCTTGTCCTTTAAAACCTGCTTGTAACCGAACATTACAAACTCGTGTTCGCTCTTGGCGTCCAAGTTAATCACTCGGATAAATCGGTTAAATTGCGGAAGTTTCGGATGTGCTTCCATTGGTAACTCTGCAAGATAAAGTGGTGTGTTTTCTACTTCATCTAAAATCCCCTGCACCTGTTTCGGTATCATCAAATTTTCGTTCATGATATTTGTTTTTTTATGTTATTGAATGTTATAGCTTATATCCTTTATCACAAAATCAGCAATGGAAAGGCTTGAAAACAGCGTTACAAAATGGATATACTTATCTGAACTTTGTGCTGTGAAAGTGGTCATATGCATTACTCCTGTGTTTCTCATTATGGTAAAAAGCGTAATCAACCCTCCTTCTTTTATCAAGTAAACATCAGCAAATCCATCTGTTTCGTTGATTACTGTCTGAGATGAAACTCTATTGTTAGTGACTATGGTCTCTCTTGACCAAGCATCTTTAATTATTAAGTCATTAGCTAAATCTGACCTTGGCGACACATCGAGTGTGTCAGAGAAATGAATAGCACCAAAAGATCTGTCATTACGAAATACTTGTGGACTGTTGTAAATTCTAAACTTAAAAACCCAGTTTCTATCCGTAGGTAACTCTTTGTTTATCCCAATAGAATAAAGTCCCTCTCCTTCATGTGATGCCATATAAGCATTGTTTCTAAATTCAGCAGGGAAAGCATTAGACCTAATTCCAGCAATCATTCCATTACTCAAAGTAAAAGACGTAGGCAGTTGGTAGTTTCTATTTATCAGAGCTTGTGGAAACCTGCTTCTATCCAGTGTTCTTACAACCATTTCAGACGCAAGAACAGGCGTAAATCCTATATCTTCCAGCTGTTTTATCTTCGTTATGGTGTTCTTTATATCTTGGGAATATTGATTATTCGCAGGTGCTACTGCATTGATATTGGACAAAACATTCTTTACATTCACATTGATTGTCGCAGGAACATTGAATGTAGTAACGACTTTCGCTCCGCCTGAAAACCCTATCTGTTTTGTTTTAGGATTATACATAATGTAGCCATTGAAAGCTTTGTCGTTTACCTTATCTTCTATATCGTAAGCCTTACTGAATAACTTGTTCAGTAGGAATTGCTCCACCTTACCATCAGCATCTTGAACAAGAAACCTATCAAAACTATCATCAGCCGACTTATCAGATAGTCCCTTGATAGAGTAGTAGAAACCTGCTGTATCGATGAACCAATTCGCGCCAAGAGTAAGCCCAGCGCCATTTACCGAAGTGAGTGAGCTGTTTGCTACATTGCTGCCAAGACCATTGACTTGCATTTTTTTCGTTCCTCCAGCATCGTTGGTTATCACTACATATTTGTAATCAGCATCGGTGTTTGTAATCGTTTCCGTAGCCTTTGCATAGGCGTTACCTACTTCGCCATTTTTGTCAATCGTAGCGATGTTATCAGGAAGCGTTACATTACCACCGCCACCTCCTGTGGCTACCACTTCCTCCCACGCACCATTCTTACGAGCATACTGTTTATTATCGCTTGGTGCATCAGGAAGAGTTTTTAACTTGGTGTTCCAAGCCTGTATATTCTCTGGCGTAAGGTTTCCTGCTGTTAAATCAGCCTTTAAATTCAAATCTGTAAGGTCTGCTTTTTCATTCAGTTTTTCTGTGACCTCGTTATTTTCTAACTTGCTATCATTTAACTGGGTAAGAATAGAAGCAATCCTTTGACAAGTATTCCCTCCTGTGGCTGTCTCTCGCCTTACTTTCTCAATATCTACTTGTACTATCTCGTTTCTCATCGTGTTTATTTAGAAAAAATTTCAAATTCATTTAGCAGAACATTCAGCCCACTGGCATTCTTCACATTGGTAAAGGACATTTTCCCACTCATTGCAAAGTCCGAGCGGTCTATCTTTTCCAAAGCCGTTCTTTGTGTGCCATCGATGAAAAACTGGTTATTCGTGGCGTGAACCTGAATGAAATTCAAGATGTTGCCATCGCCACCGCTTAAAAACTCATAACTTACCACTTCATCGATGTAGCTGTCTTTGATTTTCAGTGTAGAATTACCGCCTATTCTGTTGTTGGAAATCTCCGCTTCCACTCGTATATCGCCAAGGCAGTATGCTGGCAGATTGGTCACAATCCATGCTCCCTCTTCATCAAACTCAAACAAATTCCTATTGTAGGCGTGTTTTGTCGCCACTCGTATAAACTTGCGCCCTTGTGCATCGGTGGAATCCAAAAACCAAACACAATTAGAATAATATTCTGTTTTTCCAGTGGTAATATTCACTATTTCAAGTCTGCCAGTTAAGGGCTTATCAGACTTGAAGGTTACATATTTTAGATACCCCTCTTTTTCAAAAACCGAACCCTCTAATTCTGTTTTATTTATCCCACTAACCAAAAAAACCTTGTGTTCTCCTGCTGTTATCGTGTTACCATACATTGGCAAGACAAAGCGATGTTTTACACCGATTTCTAACGGATATGGATTTCTCTCCCCAAAATATTGTGTATTCTGTGGATTGGTCATATCTTGCAACTCTTTAAGAGTCTTATAAAACCGAACAGGGCTGTGATACCAGAATAATTGCATTTGCTTTAATTTCTTCAAAAATACAATATTATATTTATTTAGACTAAATAAAAATAAGATAAAAAAGCAATAAAACATAGGTGTTTATTCCTAACTTTTTGTTATCTTGCATTGAAATAAAAAACCAATTAAAAATGAATAGAATATTTACCTTATTTATCGCTGTATTCAGCGTGTTTTCAATCGTTTCGTGTAGCAGAAATTCTGACACAGAAGAAGTAGAAGTTATCGAAAACTATGTTCATGACCAAATCGTAGGAACTTATGATGTCCATTATGTTTCAGAGTCAGGACAAAAATCTGCCGTCCCTGTTGGAACATATTACATTACAATTAGAAAGGATAATGTTTTTACTTGGAAAACACAAAAAGGAACATTCACTGAAACAGCAACAAAAACAGCAACAGAAAATTATCCACATGTTTTTAGTAATAAACGCACCAGAGTGGATTTGACGCAGATAGTATACAGAGGTAGCGACTACATAGAAATAACAATAATAGACAAAGCAGGACTTGGCAGAGGAGGAGTTTACTACTGCACCAAAAGAAGATAAAAAAATAAAACACCTTTAATTAGGTGTTTTTTTGTTCCCATAAACAGGGGTGTTCGGAGGTTAGATACCATTCTAATTCTCCTTTTTCGTTATAAAAGCCTCGCTCGTGGGCTATATCGTTAGGGTTTTCGCCCTTTGGCACATAAGCCACCACAAGACCTTTATCATCAAAGATATGATAGATAAACAAGCGCCCGTCTTCGTTAAACTCACGAAGCCTCGCACACTCGCTCTTGGTTATCGGTTTGCTGCAATTACACGCCATTGTTTATAATTTCCAATATTTTTTTCCTTATTTCGGGCTTGTTGTCCAACTGAAACTGATAGCCTTGCTCCTCGGTTACCCCCAAGTGCCTTTTTCCAAGCCTCTCGTGTAGCCACTTTGCCTTTTCGTTTTGCAAATCATTCTTGAAGAAGATAACGGCAGGATGAACGATAACATCCACAAAACTCTGATATTGTCCAGTCACTCGCAAATCCCAAAAACCCCTATTATTTGGGTTAATAGAGGTTTTGAAGTTTGCATATTCAGGGTCTTTATAGGAGGGCAAATCATCGCCCTCACTATCTTTCCCCTCCATAAGGTTTTCTTTATTTAGATTTATCAGATCCTTTTTTCTCCCTTCCATTGTCGTCCGCATTATCTCCGGCAACGCTCTTTTCGCTGCCTGAATGCGCTTCAGCAATGTTATCGGATTGATTAGTTTCTCGCTCATTTCTAAATAAAGGTTTCAAGCTTTTCTCTACATCTTCCTCGTTAAGAGTAGGGTATATCCCCAAGATGTATTCTTTGGCTTCTTTCTTACTCTTGAAATTTTCCATATTTCCAAAAGTATAAGCCCCAATTTTCAGTTCCATTATACTACGGATTTAAGTTCACTTTCCCCTGTGTAGTAGTTCGTGTCAAGGCTGATTACCCTCAATCCATTATCGGAAGTAATGAACCTCACTTTCTTACCAGTAGCAAGCGCCGAGTGAGTAAGAGTGTATTCCTGTGCAGATGCATCGTATGCAACATTCGTGATGTTACCAATTACACCATCTTCCTCAATCTTCCATTTCGCAGCATCTGTAAGCCCTGTTACATTAGCATTGGAAAACGCCTCTGTTACTTTCACTTTGGTAGTCGTAGCCGTGTTTGTCAATACACCAGTAGAAACTGCCAACTTAATGATTGGGTTAATCTCGTTGAAAGAAAACTCATCACTTTCAAACACATTTTCAGACTTCTGCCAATAAATCATAGCATCAGGTAAGATGTCCACTTCCAAAGTAGAACCTGATACTTCCGAAGTAGTTTTTAACTTCTTAACTCCTACGAACAATTTACAAGCAAAGCCCATAAGCTTACCATTTGCTTTAATAGCAAAAAGTGCTGAACCATCCTCAAAGATTGGCACAAAGCTGTAATTGTCGCTGTTGTCCAATTTTGCCAATTCATTTTGGAACGAAGAACCTTTGTCAAAAGTAAATCTGTATCCTTTTGTCCCAGGGATTGAACGGCTTCTCTCTTTTCTTACAGAAGTGTTGTAATCTGCCTCTTGGTCGTTGTCTTCCACATTAAAGAAAGATATCTTACCAATGAATTTATCTTCTTGGATAATCTTATCCAACGCTGTCTTGTTGAAAGTCGCAGGGTCTATTTCCACTCTTCTGTCAAGAAGTGCAAACCCTGTAACCAATTTCTCTCCGCAAAATGCACCTCCAAGTCGTGCTATCATCTCTGCTGAACCGCAGAAGCTTTGTTTTAACATAAGTTTTTAAATTTTAAATGGTTTAACATTTACACATTCATTGTCTATATTCAGACTAATATTCAGCACTATCGCATCCCAAATGTCAGGCGTAGTGGTCGTTTGGCTTCCTCTCTTGTTTCCGTAGTCCCTCTCTCTACTTGCTAATTCTGATATATCATTGAAAGGCAGTGACACAAACGAATAGTTGTCCTCCTCAAAAGATACTCCGTTAGTCTTTCTTATCTTATCCAAGAAAGAGCCTAATAAAGGCAACAATACTTCCTTAAAGGTAGATTTAAACCTATCCTTGTAAAAGGCATGTTCCGAACCCAGCGTAATGAAGAAAAACCTCATGCCTTTGAGTTTGGTCTTTTGTCCCTTTACATCGTGAACCACGCTGTATCCTGTTTGCAGCCAAATTACAGGGTATTTCTGTTTCTTGCTTTGGAGCAGTTTCCAAAGTTCAAACAAGTCAGCCTCTCCGTAATTAGCCGTATATTCATTGCCTTTGAAACTCACTTTAAAGGCATCCTCAAACAAGCTATACAGCAATAAATTATGGTTTATCATCATAGCCCAAATTCATTTGTTATTTCTCCACCGAATTTCAGATAATTAGCATCAAATAGAGGATAGTCCTCTACATTATCCAAAAGATACCTCACGAGTGAAACATAGCTACTTGTAGGCTTAAAACCGCGGTAGTCTATCCCCCTGCCTAAATTCCAATAAGGGTTTCCCTCCAATGTCAATCCACTTCTGTCACTCCTTACTTCTCCGTATAACTGATAGATGAAATCGTTATATATCCTCGCCATTTTAGGAGAGATGCTTACCGCGGTGCCTACTTTTGTATCTATCTTCGTTTGCCCAAAAGCCGTAGTTTGGGTTACATTGTGCATATTATAGACTACATAGACTATATATGCCAGTAGTGACTCCTTTTTGGTCTCTTGGATTAAACCTTTCCAAACCAAAGTTTCCTCCCTGCCGTTAGTCTCACTGGTGTAGGTCTTGCCGTGTAGCAAGTCCTTATAATTTTGTGGCAGATTGGCGGAATCCTCCTCATATTTAGCCTTGAAATCAAGCCACATTTTGACACCAAAACTGAAAGACAAAACTTCTTCCTCTACCTTGTCAATCAACTCATCTAAATTCACCGCAGTGGTGTTTTCATCAGGATTTGGCTCATCCAAGTTGGGAATAAGCAAATCGCCTTTAAAATATGTTTTGTCTATCAGCATTTAGTATCTATTTTTCAGCTTGTTCTGTGTCTTTACCTTCTTCTACATTTGCAGGTTTCTTATCTCTACTTTCTTTGCTTACTTGCTCAAAAAGTTCAGCTTCTAAACCAGCCTGTATTACAGTCTCATCCAATATGTCTAAGACCGCCCCTTTCTTATGGTCGCCCCATTCTCTTAACAATTTTACTTCCATATCTGTTTATGCTTTCGTAATTGCTGTTTTGATTGTAGCGATATCATCGTAGATGAATGCTTTTTCATCAAGTTTTTTCACGAATGCGTGGAATCTTGATTCTCCCAAGATTACGAATTGGTTCTTGATGAAATCATCGTTTATCCATCCGATTCTCACAGTGTAAGAAAGGTAGTCCGTGATGTTGTACTTGCTAAGGTCTCCTACGAAGATTTTACCTTGTGGAATAGACTCATCAGACTTGATAACCATTCCACCGATTACCACTGTGTTGAATAGTGATGCTGTTGGATACAATGGTCTTCCCTCGTTGTCTTTCGCTGCTACTAATTCCAAGTAGAAGTCTACTGGATTCACAAGCACCAAGTTTGCCATATATGGAGTTTCATCCTCATAGTTGTGAGTAGTAGCGATGTCCGTTACTGCTGCATTCACTACATCCATGAAGTTAGGTTTTGTAACTTTCAGCGCCATGCTGTTTGCTACGAATGCACGACCATATTTAGTCGCTCCTTTTGGATTTTCTCCAGCACCATCACCGAACAAGATAGCCTTGTTTTTGAACAGGTCGTGTTTCTTTTTCAAGTAGTCTTTTGCTACGCCCTCCAATCCTTTGATGTCATAAACAGACTCTTCTGTTAGGTGCATCCAAGCAGCAATTTTCTTTGGCTTTGCAAATTCTGTTGAAACCTTGAAGTCAATCTGTGGTTTTTTGTTACCCTCTGCCACAAACTCAAAGTTTCCGTCCTTTGGAACTACCTCTGTATAGGCGTATACAGGCTGTGAAGTAGGCAATACAGACACGAAGTTCTCAATGTCCATTCCACGAAGATTAACATTAGAAACAGGCGCAATTTGTGTTCCCAAGATGTTAGGAGTTGTTCCCAATGTTACAGCACCAGTAGTGATTGGCGCAGCTTGTTTGAACTCAATCTCTACTACACCTGATTTAGACTCGTAAGCCTTTTTGATAGCATCGTGGTTTTTCTTTATTGCTTCCAAGAACACATCCTCTGTAAGACCTCCCTGTGTAGCTTTGATTTCTTCCACAATTCTCAACACATTGTCAATAGATTTTTGTGTTTCTTTTTGGTTTGTAGCGATAACATCTTCAACTCCTGTTTTCAATGTTTTCAATTCTTCTGCTCTTTGAGATGTCTCAAAAGCTTCTTTGTCAGCGAAATACTTTTCTTTTTCCTCGTCTGACATCTTCGCAATTTCTGCTAAATTCTTCTTTTCAAAATTCATCTTGTAAATTTTTAAAGGGTTACTAAATAATTTTCAATCACACTTTTAGGAGTGGAATTATCCGAGTCCTCTTTTATGGTAGAAGTGTCAGTGACGGGTTCTACAAGTATCGTTGGAGTGGCGAAGTTGCTGCCTTTGACTACAGCACTGCCCTCTATTATCTTTTGTTCTGTTACAGCCCAGAAATAGCCGTATTCATCTACATCTTCCTTATTTACAATATCATTGTAATACTTATCCCAAATGGCTTTTTCTTCTTTATCCCATTCAGCATCTGAATTGATAGCGAGTTCCAGCTGGATGTAGCGAAGCCCTGCCGAATGTTCTTTTACATATCCTTTGGCATATTGTCCGAACATATAAGGGTTTCTGTCCTTTTTCAGCGTAGCGTAGAATACCAAACACTCTGTTTCTCCAAGGTAGTTAAAGCCCAAGTCTTTCCAGTTGAATTTCTCTACTCTTACTTCCACTTCATCACTGATGATGTTTTCAAAATTCATCTTGTGTTCTTTCAGCAGGTAGATATTCTTGGAGTTTTTGGCTGTTCTGTTCCAGCTTCCGTTGATGGAAACATCTCCGTGGGAATCATAGATGTTGGTAGAGTTGATAACTGCCTTTACCCTGATAGTGTTTGTCTCTTCAGGTGACACTTCTGCTGTTTTAATCGTTTCGCCCTTTTCATTTATGGCAAAAGAAAACGCAAAAGGGTCTGACAACTTTGTCGCCATTTTCTTCTGTGAAATAAGGAAATTCTTATTCTCTTTTAAGAACTTGAACATATCCTCTTTGGTCTCAAATGTTCTGTTAGGAATCTCTTTTGCTCTTATCATCATTTCTTCACGATTTGTTTTTTCTCTAAAATCTTTTGTTTCTCTTTCAGACTCTGCACCAATTCAGGATTGGTTTTAGAGTCTTTCAGTTTTTCGTTTATCTTTTGTATGTTTTTGTCCATTACTGATTGTTTATAAAGTCCTCAAAACCTCGCTCTTTGACAAACTGCTCAAAGTCGTTGCTTACGCCTAATTCCTGCGCCTTTTCAAACGCTCCTAAAAGCGACACTAATGCTTCTGCCTTGAATTTAAAGCCCTCGTTTTTTAGTTTGGTTTTAATGGCGATAACACTTGGCAGGTGGTCGTATGTTCCTATCAACCTTGTTCCTCGCTCTTTGAAGTATTTAGGCGACTTGTTAGTCAGTTCTTGAAGCCAGTTGTCCGTGATAGTCTTTACATTTCCTAAAATGAATTTAGCCTCTGCAAACTGCTGATTTTCATAAGTACTTCCACCGAAAAAATCTTTTGGTATCAAATACCTGTTTCGGATGTTTTCTTTGGCGTTTTCCTGCATTTCTATGGTCTGCAGTTTCTTATTATCCCTTGTAAGGTCTAATCTTTCCAGTGTTTCGTTCGTAGCGATAACATCGCCAGCCTTTCCCATTCCAGCGCCATATCTTCCTCTTCCGTTGAGTTTCGCTTCTATATCGTTCTTTTGGTCTCCACTTAATGGCGCAATCCCCGCCCCTGTTGCCTTTCTGCTGATGATAGTATTCACAGGATTAGAAGTAAGGAAACACATCATATCCTCACTATTGAGGATTGTCTGAATAGAGTAAAGAATAGAAGAAATCCTTGAAATAGGATTGAAATACATGTTCTTTGCCCCATCTCCTCGGTAATTCTTCTTTGCTATGGTATCGTAGAAGAATGCCAACTCGTGCAGTTCTCTCGTTCTCTGTACACCATCAGCAATAGTTTCTACTACCTTTAAAGTCTTTATTTTATCCCTTGTAAGCGTGTAAGGGTCTTTGATTTCAGGGAATTTTATATTGTTAAACTCCAAGTTATAAAGCGAAGGACTTGCCCTTAAATTACCATTCTTAAAGAAATTGCCATATTGGATAGACATCCCAGTAGTGAGTAGATTGACCACCATTTCTTTGATGAAATCGGTTTGGTTTTGAAACTCGTTCGGCTCGTTGAGGAATTTCAGATATTCGGAATTTTCCACAGCTTCGCCTTTGTCATCCACTTCTTGGATTCTTACTTGTGAAGCAAAATCTGCATATAGATTGATGCAGTCGGAAAGGAAAGTGCCATCTATGTAGTAAGCCTTATAGTCTTCCTTTGGTGAAAAGTAAGTTTTCCCTATACCCAAGAATGATAACACACCCATACGCTCGGTTTCGTAATTGTAGGAGTGTGTGCCATTGCTCAACCTTGCATAGATAGGCGCAACGCTACTGCCCATAAACGCAGACTTAAAAGCCGATATTCCGTTGTCTATTCTCGTTAAAATCCCCACAGCAACATTATTTTTACAAATATAATATATTATCTTTATTTAGACTAAATAAAAATAAGTAAATTTGTGAGGATAATAAAACATATATGAAACTATACAAAGATTCCAAGGAACTGCCACTATTCAACTATGAAAGAATAACAGAAACAGGAGATTATAACTACATGATAAAAGGATATGATGGCGAGGAATTGGAAGAAAACGAAGACCTGCAAAAGGAACTGAAAAGTAAGTTTAACGACATCATCCGAGAGTATAGTATATCCATTAACGCCAAGACCAACGACTTGCTGATGCTGGGAAGTGTCGAGATTGCGAAAATCAACTTTATCAAATTCACTACACTGCTGGCAATCGTGGAGATGAAAGAAAGGCAGAACGCTTTAAGGCAGGAAATGGGACTGCCTGAACATTGGGAGGATATGAAAGAAGCCCTTGCGCAAATTAAAATCCGTAAGAGTGACAACCTGCAAGAGCAAAAGAAATACATAGAGGAAAGAATAGCAATGTGGCAGACCAACCTTGATAAGGCAATGCAGAACATTGAGAATAACAAGAAAGAAGCACAGGACAAAGAGCCAGCCAACATCAACGATGCCATTGTGAGCATTGAAATGATTTTGGAACGAACAATAGACCTAAACAAGACCAGCCTTTATCGATTTGGGAAGATGCAGGAAATGGCGATAAAGAAAGTAGAATTACATAACAAAAAATAAAACCTTATGAGTGATAAATTAGCCGTAATCCAGACAAAGGAAACTTTAGAAGAATTAGACAAATTGGAAGCAGGAGTGAATGACTTAATTCAGTCTTTCACTAAACTAAACACTGCCGTAGACCAGACCAACACCAAACTGAACAAAGGAACACCAAAAGAGACCATTGAGGGAATAAAAGACTTGGACGATTATTCCAAAGAGTATATGCGAACGCTCAAAGATATGGCAACCATAGAGCAGAAAACACAGCAGATAAGACTAACCAACGCAAGAATAACCACCGAACAAGCACGAACAGCAAAGGAATTGGCTAATCAACAGAATGCCGAAGCACGAGCGAAGAAGCAAACCTTATCGTTGCAGGAGAAACAGAATAAAATCCTATCCGAAAGCCAAAGCTACTACAAGAGATTTGCAAGTGAAGTGCTGGATGCCAAGAACAAAGCGAAAGATTTGGCAGCGCAAATGCAGTTATTAGAGCAGGACTTTAAAAGTGGTAAGATTGGTGCTTCTGCCTATGAGAAAGAACTCTCTAAACTTTCCAAAGAATTTACAGAAGCTAAACTCAAAGCCGTAGGATTAGACTCTGCGCTGAAAAAGATAGACAAAAGTGTAGGGGACAATCAGCGAAATGTAGGAAATTACCAATCGGCACTTAACGGAATGGGTAGTGGGTTTGGTGGAATGATGAGCCGTGCTGGTTCTATCGCTGGGGGTATCATTATGGCAGATGGAGCAAGAATGCTTGGAGACATTGCTACTCAATCTTATGAGACTGTTCAGAAACTCAACGCCGTGAATTACGCAATGAAAGAAGTCTTCCAAACAGAGGAAGAAGTAGGTTATCAAAAGGAGTTTCTTTCAAGTGCAGCAGAGAAATACGGATTGGAACTTATCAGCCTTACGGACTCCTACACCAAGTTCAGCGCGGCAGCAAAAAACACCAGTTTAGAGGGCGAGAAAGCCAAAGAAGTATTTGAAGCCTTTGCTGGTGCTGGTGCTAAACTCGGTCTTCCTGCTGAACAGATAGAGGGAGTTTATACCGCCTTGGAGCAAATGGTATCCAAAGGGAACATCCAAGCAGAGGAATTGAGAGGGCAGTTAGGGGAAAGATTGCCTGGGGCGATGAAGATATTCGCTGATGCTATGGGCGTATCCACTTCCGAATTGGATGATATGCTGAAAAAGGGGCAGGTAGTGGCAGGAGATGTATTGCCAAAAGTAGCCGAAGAACTTAAAAAAGTCTATGGACTTGATGCTGTTGATAGAATAGACACCCTTGCTGGCGCACAGAACAGACTTAAAAACCAATGGACGGAGTTCTTGGATACCCTCGCTACTAATAAGGATTTTATCAATGCTATTTCTGATGTTTTGGAAATTGCCAAAGGTCTATTGGAAGAGTTTCTTGATTTAGCCATTACGGGAGGAGCAGATGGCGTGAGTATAATGGGCGAACTAAAAGATGTTTTTGAAGCCGTGGGCGATGTGATTAACGCCCTTACAGGAAATCTATTTGACAACGGCAAGGGCTGGGATTTGGTTAATCTTGTGGTTAATCAGGTTAAAACCAATCTCGTGGCTATTAGCACTGTTATCAAACTTGTTATCAAGGGTATAGAGTATTTTGTGAAGTCTATCAAAGATGCCATATTCGGAACAGAGGATGCTATTAAGATGCTGGGAGACTTTGGTTCTATCATTGACAGTGCGAAAGAGAAACTATCAAGTCTAAACAAAGAAAATACAGCGATACTTTCAGGCGATGAAAAGGCGCTGCAAAACCTTAAAAACCAAAAGGAATTAGAAAACAAACTTATTGAAGCAAGGAAGAAAGGGCAGAGATATTTTGTTCATAACAATATTTGGAGAGATGCAGATGCATTAGGAATGTCTACAAACAAGAGAGCCAACGAATACACTTATGTAGACGGTAAACTTGTACCAAGAAGCAGTGTGAAAGTAGTAGCTCCACCAAAGGCAGGAAATGATAAAACAAAGAAAAAGAAAAAGACACCAAAAGGCAGGGTAAAGAAAGAGAAAACACAGGAGCAGTTAGACAAAGAAGCATTTGACAAGGTTCGTAAAGACTTGGATTTTGAACACAATAAACTATTGGAGAAATTCCGAAGACAACGAGTAGAGGCTCAAAACGAACTTACAGGTTATGACCTTTTGGTAAAGGAAATAGAGATAGATGGTCTTGTTATCAAAGAAAAGGATACATACTACACCAAACTACTTGACCTTGCAAAGAAATACAAGCAGGAGCAAAGGGAGATAGAGTCGCAGAAATCCAAAGACCTATTCGATGAGAATGAAAGTCAGCAGGATAAGATGAGGCAACTCAACCAAGCCTTATTGGAGAAAAACCAAAAGGAAATAGAGTATATCAAACTTCTTGGCCAAGAGACTGCCGAATATAAGAAGCAGATGATAATGAACGACAAGAACATATCCTACAAAGATAAGCAATACTTCTTGGAGTTATTAGAATACGACACTACCATAGCAGTCAATAAGAGGGAGAAAGAGAAACTACAACTACTAAAAGAGCAGTTGGAAGCAAAAAGGGCGCTTCTGCAAGAACAAGGCAAAGACCTTAACGAAGATGAAAAAGTCCAACTCGCACAGACAGACTTGCAGATAACACAGCTGGACACTTCCATAATGGAAAACGAGAAGAACAAAGCCAATAAGATGTTTCTGCGTATTGTGGAGGGATTAGAGCCACTGAAAAACTTGGTAGAGCAGAACTTGGCAGACTTGGGATTGGATGCCGTAAGTAAGCAGTTTTCTGACCTATACAGTAAGATATTACAGCAAGGTAAGGACTTCTCTATGTCTTTCGCTGACTATATGAACATGGCTACTGCGCTGATTAGTGATTTTGCAGGAAAAGCAATAACATCAGGCAAGGAGCGAACCATAGCCGAACTTGATGAGGAATTGGAACGCTCGAAGATGATAACAGACACGGAACTTGGCTTTATTGACAAAAGACTTGATGCGCTTAATGGCTTGTCTGAACTTACCGAGGAACAAATCGCCGAGCGTAACGCCTTGGAAGATGAAGCCATGGTAATCAAGGAACAGCAGATGCAGAAAGAGAAACTGATACAATCACAAAAGGCAAGAGCTGAACAAAGGGCGCAGGCACAACAGGCGCTGATGAACGGAGCATTAGGAGCAACGCAGTCTATCGCTCAATTAGGTGTTCCTGCTGGTCTCATTCCTGCTGGAATTGCTCTTGCATTCGGTGCGCTGCAAGCAGGATTGATTATGAGTAAAAACCCAGTGCCTCAATATTTTGTAGGAACGAAAAACGCACCACAGGGCTGGGCTTGGACAGATGAGCGAGGCGCAGAAATCCATACCGATAAGCACGGAAACATTAAGGATTTGGGAAGCGACAAAGGTGCAAGGCTGAAATATTTGGAGCAGGGCGACCGAATTTACACAGCATCGGAAACTCGCAAGATATTAGAGAATATGAAGACACCTGCGCTGGATGATGTTCTACTATCTAACGGCATTGTTAAGAATATCCAAGTGCCGATGAATATCAACACGCCAGCAATAGACTACGATAAGTTAGCAACTAAAATAGGCGAACAGCAAGACCGAGTAATGAGGAAGTATGACAAGACCAGCGTATTTGAGTTAAATGGCTACATATACACCCAAAAAGGCGGACAAATACCAGTAGCAGTAAGTAGAGTAAAGAAAAACAAAAACATCGTTAAAATAAAGGGAAATGAAAGGGATTAAGAACATACAATACCAAAGTGGAGTAGGGCAGATATTCCGATTAGAAGTGCTGACAGGAAAATATGAGGGTATCCACGAGATACAAGAGCCTGATGGCTTCGATGCCTTGGACATCAGCATCGATGTAAATGAGGAATACTACAACATTGACAACTTTATCCTTGGCGAAACTTCCAAGATAAAGATACTGGAATACAACGATAAGGAAGCCTTTAACATCATCAAAGGCGTATATGATGAGCAGGGAGGCGATGGGCAGATTATATTCAGGTGGTATGTTGTCCATAATGGCGTGGAAAAAGACATCTTGGGCAAAGGCTTTGAAATTAACCTGAATAAATACCAGCTGAACTACGAAAGCAGCCAAAGAGTGATAGAGTGCGAAATCAAGAAAAGAGAAGCGCAGAATAAATTCTACACTCGTGAGGACACCACGATAAACCTATTCGCCAAAAAGAATTTGGATGAAAACCCAATACAGCCGATAGGAAGCCGTGAGATTGTCTTAAAAGCAGAGGAGGAAAAGATAGAAACCTCTTGGTGGATGAAGGAGTACGAAAAAGATGAGGATTGGTTTCAATTTAAAGATTGGATGAAGCGTTATCATTCTGTTCAAAGATTGGTTAAATATCATATGCCTAAAAGACCATTTCCTATATTTTATCCTGTTGCAGACAGAAGACAAATTGGGCAATTTTACAATGTATATGGAGGGTATTTTGAGTTTGCATTGGGTACCGCCCAAAAAAACCGACATCTTAACTCTATGTATAATGTTGTTTATGGCGAATATGGAGTGCCATTACTTACTACTAATTCAAATCTCGCAAATGTAACTTTATCTATTTCAAACATTCGAATTAAAGCAAGGCAGGTGTGGGATTACGACATTTTTGACCCTCATAACCTTGCAGAATTAAGAGTAAAAAAGGCAGTTCCTTTAACTTTTCATTTGGTAGCAGAAATAGAGTACGGAGGTGGAGGAATAAACCAAAGACATACGCTACACATAGCATCATCCGAGCCTTTGGAAGGAACAGACTTTGGGCAGATACAATTCAATAACAAACAATTTAACCTTGGCGATATTCCAGCAGGGAGTAAAGTGTGGGTATATCTGCATTTTCCAAATGGCATAGAATGGAGTCAATTCTACTTCGGAAGAACAGACAGCGCCATTACCATATCTTCCAGTATCGACAAACTCGGCAGGAAGTCCAAGGTGGTAAGCCTTTTTGATGCTATTGACAAAGTGGCAGAGAACTATTCTGATGGACAAATAAGATTGGTTTCAAATATTCTCTCAGATGGAGGAAAATATGCTAATCAATATGTAGCCACAGGGGCTTTTCTTCGTGGCGTGGCAAATATCTTTTTAGGAGAAAACAAAATCAACACTTCGTTTAAGTCGCTATTCTACGAGGGTGCTGCGCCACTATTAGCCCTTGGCTTTGATGTTATAGATAATAAACTGATAGTAGAGGATATAGACTACTTCTTTAAAGATGTTCAGGCTTACGACCTGACAAGTAAAGCTTTTGTTCAAGAAAATTTGACCATAGAAAATGATAAGGATATAAGTTATAACAACCTGATATTCGGAACAAAGAAATATTCTACCAAGAAGAAAGGGGATATTTTTAACTTCAATACGAAAATGGAATGTTCCACGCCGATAAAGTCCGTAAAGAAGAAACTTGATAAGACCACAGGCTTTATCATCGATGAATATAAAATCCAAGACCTGCTGGATGATACCAACGACAACACTAACGACAACGATGATGATTTGGTATTGATAGACACTGTTACTGGTAGTTATGTAGATTCAGGTTCTTTCCCTGATGTTGTCCATTCGGATGCTGGGGGAGTGCTTACCCTTACGGCTTCAAAATCGCCTTGGGATACCCTGCCTTTCAAAGTAGGAGAGAAAATAAAAATCGTGGAAGGGCTGAATGTCGGAGAATATACTATCCTTGCTATTAAGTCCCACACGCTGACTCTTGACAAACGAACAGGAATAGAACAAGGGACAATCCTTACCAAGATAGAACACACGCTGACTGATGTGATTAAGAACAGGAACGCCACGGCAACAGATGGCTTTATTTCAGCCGAGGGCGTGAAAAACAAACGAACAGCCGTAAATCTTTACCACAATCCGAAATACCATATGAAAAGGTGGTTCCCTCTCTTTGGTGGTGGACTATCCAAGAAACCTAATGGCGAGAATATCATCGTAACCAATTACAAGAACAACGGCAAGATAGAAGTAGAGCCTGACACGGATAAAATCCCATACCTGCCAAAAGAGAAAGATGTTTTAAATGAAAATATCAACCTTGAAAGGTTAAGGAGGTCCAGCCGTGTGCTGTTCGGCACGGAAAACATAGAGGTAACGCTCACGAATGTATCCTTTGAGGAGTTTTACAATCTTTACAATCGCTGGCGAGTAGGAGAGGATATCTACACAGGAGAGAAGATACCGAGCAGAGGGTATATAGATGTTTATATTGGTGGCGAAACTTACAGCATCTATCCTTTCGGAACGGAAGCGCTGCAATACGACAAAGGCGCTAACGAACTAACCATAAAAGGGAAAATCAAAAACTCTAAATGGGGAAGAAAGATATTCGATAAGACCTTTGACCAAACCTTTGAATAACAAAAAGCCCTGCCGATTGTGGCAGGGCTTAGTGTTAAATTTAAACAATAGTTATTAAAACTATTTTCTTTATAACTGGTCGGCAGTCTTACGGATACGCTCGGAAAGGTCATATAATGCACCTTTGAACTGTTCCATTTCTTCACTGGAAAAACCACCAGTATTGCCGTTTCCATCTATTCCGTCTATCTTGTGGTAAATCCAAGATGGAGAACGATCAAAATATTTTTTTGATAACTTTGCCCAAGATATATCAAGAGCTATATCACTTACTATTTCCTTTACGGATTGATTTTTCTTTGCAATTGTTTCCATATTTTATATATTTTAAAAGCACCACCGCAGGGGCGGTGCTTGGGTTTAATCTTCATAAAGAAGTTTTTCAAATAATCTAATTATCCACTCTTCTAATTGTGCTGAATAATTGTGTTTTGATTTTTTAAAGTTTCTAATCGCTTGGATTAGTTCCTTTTCCTGTTCTGTTAGTTTCATAACTTTTATGTATTAAATTTAACAATACAAATATAATACGAATATTCGTATTATGCAAATATTTCTACAACTTTTTTCAAAAAATTTTCCCCTAAGAGTTCCCCGTAAACTTCCCCTAACTTAAAACATAATCCCAAGATATTCCTTTATTCCCCAAATGCAGTATTCCGTGGCGTTCATGTAGTGGTCGTTTCGTTTTATCGGTTTCTCGGTCGGCTGTCCATTGATATACTCATATTCGTAATTCTGATATTCATTATCAAAATCGCCATCATCTACATAGTATATTCGTGCCTGATTGATAAAATCAAACCTTGCCTTATAGGTAGGCTTGGAAGTCGGCACAGCATTGATTGCGTATAGCGTTCGTAAATCATTGGTTAGACTTATCTCGCTCCCTGGTTCCCTATCGGCACTATCAGCCCAAACAAAGGTTACATTGCCAATCGGAACACCAGCATATTTAAGGTGTTCGCCGAGTGTTCCCTCCATTTGGTTCATCGGCTTGTAGAGTAGTGGTCTAATGTAGAATGATTTGTCACCATCATACATCACTTCCACGCAAGCCGTAGGATTGGCGAAGCCATAGTCTAAACCATAGTATTTTCGGTAGCCGTGCTTTGCGACTTCGTTATACTGATTGAGACTTATTACTTTCCAATTCTTGTAAATCTTATTCGGTTTCTCGGACTTTTGCCCAAGACCATAAACAAGCCAGTGATATTCGGAAGCAGAGCCCACATCTTCATTGTATCTGCATCGTTTGAGTTCTTTAATCTGCTTTGGCGTAAGGTTTAAAGGATTAGCTTCTAAATCATAGGTTTTAGCGCTGGTTTCGTTGAGAATTTTGGAAGTCACAGCATCGCAGAACTTTATCGGCTGGTAGGATAAAATCTGCATCCGTTGTTCAGGCAGAATAAACGGATTGTCCTTAAAGGTAGAGTAACTTACATAGGTGGTCTCTTTGAGTTTCTCCTTTTCTATCCAGTGGTTTTGTTTTGGGTTCCAGTCAAAGATAATAACCTTGGAACGCTGGGCAAGTTGCCGATATACTTCTTCCGAGAAGTTATAAGGCTCATTTATCCAGCAGATAGTCTGTGTCATCCCCATTGCTTCATCTTCATCATCCAATCCTGTAAATCGCAGAATGTTGCCGTTATTCCTAAAAGTCCAAGTGTGGTTGGTCTTGTTCTCCACAAGATACTGATAAAGGTTCTCCTCTTCAAGGTAAGCATCCAACTCTTCTATGGTTATTTCGCCCCTTTCAAATTGTTTCTTCCTTACCTGTGGGTCTTTCAGCCATTCCCTCCAATCTTTCTCTACTATATCCCTGCAACTCTTCTGTGTGTCCCTCAGCACTGTTGCCGAAGATATAGGATTGTTCGCAAGGAAATTATAAAGCACTTGGAAATTACTCCAAGTCTTGGAACTCCTTGAACTTCCCTCCTCAATGATAAGCTTATATTTGTGCTGCGTAGTGTTTCCATTGGGTATCTTTTCATTTAAAGCGCCCCACACTTCGGCAAACACTTTGGAAGCCTTGAATTTTATTTTTTTGTCCATACTTTTTTAAATTAAAAAGCCCCACATTTCTGCGAGGCTTTCGGTAGCAAATTAATAATAAATAATAACTATGAAAAGAATTTATGTTAGTCTTCCTCCTGTGGCATTACTACTTCTACCTGAATAGAAGAAGGGATAGTGTTTATCTTATCTCCTGCCGTTGTAAGGTCTTTCTTGTCTGTAAGCCCTAAATCCCTCGCTATGATGTTCGCGTTAAAGAACCCTGCCACTGCTCCCTCAAACTTATTGCAGTAGATTATTTGTTCTATCTGTGTAATAACCTCGGAAAAATCTTGATTAGGTTTATCTTTCAAATCATCTTTAAGGTCATTAAAATACTTGGTATTTACGCCTGAAAAAGCACAAAGCCCTTGTAATGTGTAAGGTCTATTGATTGGCACCTCAATAATTGTTCCTGATAGTGCGCCTCCTCTTACGGCCTCTGACTTCATTAGTGGATTGTCATCGCACCACTTAAAGTACTCACATGCTGTTTCCCACAACTCTTGAGCCGAGCCAAACCTTCTATTTCTTCCGTGCTTCTTGCGTAGTTCCCAATATTGATTTCCTTTTGGCGCTGACATTATGTTTTTGTTTTTAATTTAAATTCAAATGGTTATCTATTAGAGTTTTTACCTCTTCAAAATCATAACAAACAGCCGTATTCCAATTATTATTGCTCAACATGGTTAAGACTTCTAATTGGTTTTTAGTCGGTCTGTTGGGCTTTATTTTCAGTTCTATGGCTAAACCTGAATAAGTCTTGTTCGGCTGGAATATAAGTATATCAGGCATTCCTGCTCTTACGCCCAGTCTTTTGAGTTTCGCCCCCTGTTGTATACTGGTCTTCCTTTCGTTGGCGATATGGCAGAACAGCACATTGGGATATTGCAATCTTAAATAACTGGCTACGCTCAACAGCAAACAATCTTCCTTATTCATCCTCACAAATATAGTATATTTTCTTATTTAGAACAAATAAAAATAAGAATAAAAAAGCCCTGCTGGTGCAGGGTTTGTTGTTTTCATTTTGATTGGTTTTTATGTTAAGATATTGTAAATGGTGTCCCATCTTTTTGATAGTGCGTTTTAAATTTCTTTTTAGGTATGTTTGAATCATGTTTGCCATCACTATAATCAAGCTGCCAGTGAAGTTGCCCATTATCGTAATACTTAGACCAAATACCAATTCTACATACAGGCTTACCATCAAAACCTTCAAATTTTGTTCGATAATCATAAAGATGTTTTATATTTTCAGACACAACGGCGATTTCTCCATCTATCCATAATTGTCCATTTTCATGAAATTCTTGCCATTTATGCGTTTCTAAATAATCTGTCATTTTCTTTATTTTTTAAGTTAATATTTAAATTTAAAAGCCTTTTTGTGACTTGCTTAGGTCGGTTGTTTTTAGTTTAAATAATAGTTGTTATAGTATAGATTAACATAAGTGTTGCCGCCTTCTAATATTTCGCCTGTTACATCACATCTGTCAATTTGTTTGAATTTTTGGGCGATGTTTTTTATTTTTATCACTTCTTCGTTCTCTCTTGGGTTGCCTTCTATTTCAAATTTTATTGTAATATCTATATGTGAAGAGTAACCGCAGTAACCTGATTTAATTGATAATTTTCTGTTGTTATAACCAGCTTTTTTTAATTCTTCTCTTAATACTTGTGCCATCTCTTTCGTTGTCATTTCTTTTATTTTTTAATTGTTATACTTTGTTTTAATTTTATGTTGCAAATATACAATATATTTTAATACAATGCAAATATTCTCTAATTTATTTTACAAAAAAGTTTTATAATTAAAATATATTTTAATAACTCGCTGAAATACAGATGCAAAAAAACATGGCCGAAGATTGATTTAAAATATATTTTATTTTTGTGTTTGTTTTTTCGGTGTTATGTTTTATATTTGCCATATAAAATTAAAATAATGAGTATTTTACTAATTAGAGAAAAGGCCAAAGAAAAAGGGGTTAAAATATCAGATATTGCTACCGCAGCAGAATGTAGCCCACAAATGATGAATAACTACCTAAACGAAACCCACGGAATACCTTTTGATAAGCTTCAAAAGATTGCCGAGTTTTTAAATGTTAGCGTTTTTGAGCTTATAGATGTCCCAACAGATTACGACCATATTTATACAGGAAAAGGCGAATGGTTAGGAATCAGAAAAAATAATGCTTTTTAGCCTTATTGAAAATATCAGCATTATTTTTCAAAACGAATCAGTCTTATTGTAATTTTTTCAGGAAAAAGAAATAGCGAAGTTTATACCTCGCTATTCTTTTTTAATTCTCTGTTAAGATACCAAACAGCTTTTTCCAAGTCTTCCCTGAATTTTTTAGGGTCTTTCTTTCCTGCTCGGCTGATGTATTTCACGGCGTTACCTAAATTGAAATTCAGGTTTTGGTCTTCTATAAAGTCTATTACTTCAATCTTCCCAGTGTTGTAATGGCTTGGGTGATTTACTCTTTCTTCAAATGCTGAATCGTTCATAATTTACTTTTATTCTCCTCTTGTTATTTTAAAAAAATCATGTATAAAATCTGACATATCCAAATATGCCATTATAGGCTGCCAATATTTGTATTGATTAAATCTTGCTACATAAAAATATTCCGATTCAAATCCTCTTATACCTTTCTGTAATAAACTCTCATCACTTAAGTCTTCATATCCTAATTCTGAAAGAAGATGGGTAACATCTTTTTCACTCCATTGAATGGAATTTTTAAATTCAGAAGGCTGTGGAATAACCTTAAATTTCATAAATGTTACTTGTTCCAAATATATGATTTCTACTTCAAAGAAATGTCCATCGGAATCAAATCTCCTCCCAAAATGGTCTATAAATACTTGAGCATAGTCACTCAAAACATTTGATTGATGAGGAAGATGTTCTTCACTTATTAAAAGGTCTGCGTTTCTTGTTATTTTGGACAATAATTCCACCTGTTCATCAGTCAAAGGTTCGAACTCATCCCATTTGTTACCTAAATAATCTACAAACTGACCGTTATGATTCACATCTTTTAATTTACATATACTACAATCTTCCTCACCATGGTCATTAAATTTACCCCACCTTCCTATATATTCTTTATAGTTTATAGCGTTTTGTTGTCTTAAATCCATATTTTACTTATTTAAATCTTCAAATCTTAATCCCATTGCGTAGGATTGGAGGTTTATTTTTGCGTGTTGAGGGTTTTTCAGGCTGTCAAAACTATCATCCTGCCATCGGAAGATGAGGTTTTTGGGTAAATCGTTGTCTATATCGTAGATTACATCTCTTGCAGCAAATAAATACTCCCCAAAGCATAAAAGCCCCATTAAATCATCTCCTACGGCATAGTCAAAGAACACCTCGTGTTTTTCCTCAAACAGCCTGATGTATTCTTTTAGAATATCATCTAATTTATCTCTTAGTTTCATATTCAATTATTTTATCTAAAATATTCCATATTGGTTCTACCACATATTTGTCAGGTTTCACTCCCCACTCTACAAGCAGACATTTCAAGATATATTTTTCTTCTCTACTAAACAATTTATGAAAAACTGTTAATTCATCCACGCCATCTAATGGTGACTGCCACAGAACTATCTTATCTGTATTGTCTCTAAGTACTTTTAGTAATTCTACAATAGGTCTTATTTTTATTTCATTCATAGTCCTAAAACTTTTATCTGTTCCTCTGTTAGTGGTTCGAAGTTTGTGTAAAAAGCAACTTCATCGTCGTGGGTTCTCATTTTGAAACGACAGATTGCATGTGGTTTATAATCACACAATTTACCTATTGCAACTGTCTTCTCTTTATTATCCCAAAACTTACCCCATTTTCCTATATAATCATCGTAATTCATAGGTTTTTCTTGGGTAAATCCTTGTAGTGTGTATTCTGTGAAGGATAACGCTGTTAATGCTCCATGGTCAGTGTAAATAAAAGGTTTTTCGTCTGTGTATTTATCAAATTTAACTTCACAATTAAAAGAATTATAAGCATCTTTTACCTTTTTGATAGAATAAACATAAGTAACTTCACCCCATCCAAATCTATGGTCAAAAACTCTATCTCCTACTTTAAATATTTGTTTTTCCATTTTCTATTTTTCTAATTTCTATTACTTCGCGTTTACCGTCCGCTTCAAAACGCTCTATTTGGTTATACAACTGTTTTTCATCCTCAACCTTAACATTCATTTCACGAACAAAAGAGAGTGTTCCTCTTGGGTCAGGATAGTGTACATTGTATTTATAAGTTATTTTGTATTTCATAATATTATTTTCTTTTTCTATTAAAGACCGCATACTCAACTATATCTGAGTCGCATGTTATATATCTATTACCTAACTTCCATACCGAGTAGTATTCAGAGTAACTCCTTCTATCCTCTTTTACTACATCTACTAAAACGCCTGTTCTTCTGGCTTCTTCACATTCGGATCTTTCCTTAGAATCGAGGATTATTATTAAATATAACACACCTCCGATTAAAGCAAAAACTAAAAACTTTCTCATATCTAAATATTTTCTTTATAAATTTTAATTAACATTTTTAACAGCTCTTCTCTTGCTTCTTCATAGGTAGGATAAATGTTATTTCCCATATCTTTGCTTATTTAAATTCTTTAATTACATCCTCTACTTGGTTTAAAAAACGCTCAAAAGGGTATCCAGTGAAAACGCTTATATCTCTTTGAAACATTATACTGTTCCTAATCATCCTCAAAGAAGACATCCTGCTATCTTCGTTCATCTTGTCTTCATCTACCACCACTTCCTCAATCTCCTCTTGTACATAGGTGCTAACAGACAGCGTAAAGTCATTTTTTGTCACTTCTTCAAGACTGACCTTTCGGCTTATCTTTTTCTCATCATCGATAAACTCTATATCCGTTGAGGTTTTGTTCTTCTTTAAGACAAGGCAGATTGTAGCAATGTTCGTGTCTACAAAGGTTCCTCCTCCGATATGGATTACTTTCTCTATCCAGTTATGCTCTATGATATATCTTCTGATTTTCCCCTCTGCATTTCCACGATAGGCGATTCCAGGGAAATTCAAGACCACTGCAATGCCATCATCTGCCAAGAGGTGGATAATATGAAGAAGAAATGCGTAGTCTGCTTTGCTCTTGGGAGGTAGGGCAGGAACATCTTTAAACCTTTCGTCTATAAACAAACCTGTTGCTGGTGGCTCCCACTTGATTGAAAACGGAGGATTTCCCATAATGCAGGAAAATCTTTTGTCCATAAATGCAGGGTCTTTAAGGGTGTCCCCACAATATCCTGTAAAGTTTTTCAGGTTATTTTGGGCGTATTCCAGCTGGTGGTCATTTAGTTCTTGTCCATATTTTGGTAAGTCATCATCAAAGACCGCAAGGAGGTTTCCTGCTCCACAGGTAGGGTCATACACATCCCTAATCTCTGTATCTATCAAGTTTTTCATAAACAAGGCTAATTCAGGCTGTGTGTAGAAAATGCCTTTGTCTTTGAAATCCTGCTTGATGTTTTTTAAATTATATTCTGCCACTTTCCTTTGTTTTTATCTTTGATTTTTGGTTTTGTCGCGCGATTTAAGGATTCCCAAAATCAAATTTCAAAGGGTGTTTATTTCAATTTCCTATTACAATAAAGGTTTTGCTATTTCAATTAAATTTCTAAAATTTTCTAAAAATTTGTCTCTAACTGTTGGTTTTTCAAAAGTTAAAACTCTACTATGGTCAAATTGACACCCACTTTTAATTTCACCTTTAGAAAAATATATGCAATGCTTCATAGTACTATCTTTCCAATCAGGCTTCCATCCATCATTGTATCTATCCCTTAACTGACATAATTGAGCAAGTGCTAAACATGCTTCGGCTTCTTCTTTTGTGGGAAATCTGTTTTTAACACTATCTCCCGTGCGCATACTGCCCGAAGTAACAACATCACTGTGAAAATCCACAAACCAACCCCCAACTTCGTATAAATCTTCCCAACTCTTCGGAAGTTCATTTTCAACCTTCTTAAAAACTATATTTTCAAAAGTTGATTTTTCTCTATCAATTTCGTAACCCTCTGGCACCTGTATTTTCATTTCTTTTGTTTCCATAATCTACATAATTTTTCTTTTATGATTTCAAACCAAGTTTTATCTGGTAATCTTTTTAAGGTTAGAATTATTAAATCGTGAAAATCCACATCAGAACTCCAAAATTTTACATTTAAAACTTTTATTTTCATACCATTTTCATAAATAATATCACCTTTTTTGGTGTTTTTAAATATCCATCTAGCTCTTTGGATTTTCCATATTTCTCCTACCTTAGGTTTATTCATCTTTATACTTTTAATATATTTAAATACAAAAATTCATCTATTTTTTATTTAACTAATTCTGGGTTATCATGAATGTTTCCTCCTATTTCCATTCTCATAATATTTTACCTAATTTTAAAACAAAATACTTCTTGCCTTTTTCTGCTCCCCATTCTTCTTTGCCCTCTCTTATCTCAATTCCCTTTAATTCTATAATGAAGTGGGGAGCCTTTTTAGAATATCCGTTTTTGAAATGAAGCTTTCCAGAACTTATCCCTTCAAACCGCTTTTCCCAATAAGGTTTTATTTCACGGTATTCTTCCGTTTTTTCTCCCGATTTAATTAAGTCAAACCATTTTTTCTTCAATGTCAGGTACAGAATTTTCATTTTTAAATATTTTTTAAATGTTACTATTTAGTAAGTTACTTATTTGGAAGTTTATTTCGTGTATATTGCCTTTACAGCGAACATACATGCTTCCTCTAACTTTGTTTGTGCGATAGAAATCAATCTTTGCTTTTCTGCACTTGCTGGTGATGTATTTTTGTCACCCCTTTGTTTTTCTAACATATCAATAATACCTGCTAAATCAGACCTTATATATTCTACTAAATTTGGCTCTGTTTTTAGACTATCAATATTACATCTTATCTCTCCTATTGTTTTCATATTCCATTGTTTTTAATTATCATGTATTATTTTATAGATTTCTATCAGTTCTTTAACGCATTCCAGCCTTGCCTCTCTGTAAAATTCGTATCTTCCTGCCATAAACAAGGTTTTATCTGCCAAAACAAAAACTTCGTACATCTTTATTTCTTCTTTCTGAACAGGAGTAATAAAGCCCTCTATTTCCTTGTTTCTAAACCAGTCAAACACTTGCTCGTAAGTCGGAACTGCAATAGTTTCTTCGTGTTCTTCGTTTTTGATATTCTCAATATCAGAGAAATTGTGATTAACATAATCAAACACAGATTCCTCTTCTAATCTTCCACTAATAAACACCTCTCCGCCCAAATAGTGCTGAAAAATGCACTCTTCATCAAAACCTATTTTTTTAAGCTCCTTTGCTATTTCAATGGAAACTGTTATATCTCTATAATTCATTTTTATAAATTTCAATTAGTTCTTTTATGCATTCTATTCTTGCTTCCTCGTAAGTGTCAAAGAGTTTTATTTTTCTGTTGTCAAGTATTTCGTAAGCCAAAGAAAAGTTGTGATTTTTGCCTTTGGAATCCAAAAAAAACAGCAAATAAGTGACTTGGATACCCTCTATTTTCAAACCATTTGAACAATAAGCCTGAATTTTTGATAAATACCTCTTGTTTTCTGCGTGAAAACATGTTTGGCTCTACACCTATTTCTTGTAATTCCTTTGCAATCTCTTCGGAAACAGCAAATCTCCTGTGATTCATTGTTTACTTCTTATATCTCAAATTCCTAATAAACTCTTCCAGCATATCAAACTGCTTTGCGTTAAGCTGAGGCATAATTTTCACGATGTTTTCCATTTTCTTCTCCCATACCTGCCTTACTAAATCATCTTCTTCGTTTTTCACAGCGCTTTCATACATGCTGTTATTCATGAATATAACCGCCTTTCTTAAGTCCTCAACAAAGGGATATCCATTTAACATTTTCATTTCTTCCAGTGCATCTACCAACTCAATCTGCAAGGCTACCGTGCAGTAGAACTGCGACATGATGGATTTTAATTTTACATGCTCCTCAATGGTAAGGCTTTCAATTCTTCTTGTTCTTACTTTCTTTTCGTATTTGGCTTCTTTTTTCAAGAGTTTTTTATGGTATTCCGTAAGGTGTTGTCCTGCTGTATTCATGCTAAATGTTTGTTTAC